CCAGGGCTGCATACGAAGCCCACACGGGCGTTTTGGTCGATGAAATAGGGTTTATGCCGCACCCGACCATAGAAATGTCTGGTGCCTCGCCTGACGGCTTGGTGGGCATTTTTGGCATGGTCGAAATTAAATGCCCCAGCAGCAAAACCGCGCTGGAATGCTGGTTGTCTGACAATCCGGTCGAATCCAAGTATTTCGCCCAAATGCAGTGGCAAATGCGCTGCGCTGAACGCGCCTGGTGCGACTACGTTGTGTTTGATCCGCGGATGCCGCAAAAGGCCCAGCTATTCATTCACCGCGTTGAACGCGATGACAAATGGATCGAAGAAACGGAAAAGGAAGTCATAAAATTTTTGGCTGAAGTCGATGCCAAAGTTGCAGCCCTGAAAAAAATCATCGGAGAATAATTTATGTCCAAAATCGTCAAAGAAATTACTTGCATCGTCGGCACCTACGTCAACGCCCAGGGCCAAGACAAAAAACGCTACCAGCGCATTGGCTCAATCATCGACACCAAAAACGGCCCGATGTTGAAACTGGACGTAATACCGCTAAAGGAAGGGTCTTGGGATGGCTGGGCCTACATCAACGACCCGAAACCAAAAGACGACGCCAAACCGCACCGCCAGGCTGATGATTTCCCGCCTGACAGCGATTTCCCTGAATTTCCATAATGGGGGACATCATGGGTGCCATTATTGCAATTTTGTGTTTGCTTGCATGGTTTACGCATATCTTTACTTGCTTTGCTAACGCCATGTGGGGATTTTTGCTGGCCGGTGCAATATTCTTTCCTATCGGAATTTTGCACGGTTTTTACTTGTGGTTTAACTAGGGGGCGCAATGAATTCAGCAAACATTGAAAAGTCCGACCGGTTGCAGCGTGTCTATAAACTGCTGTCTAAGGGTGGAGAGTTCACCACCCTGGACATTATTTACAAGGCCGGTGTGTGCGCTGTAAACAGCATCGTCAGCGAATTGCGGGCTAACGGCTATAACATCAAATGTGAACGCCGTGCCAATAAGTGGTTTTACCGGCTGGTCAAGTAATCAGGACAACTCGAAATGCGGCCCGTCAATAAACGGACGACGTTTATTGGCGCGGCAGCGGTCAACGTAGTTGTTCATGGCCGATTCCATCGTACCCTGCCACTTGCGAATGTCCTTTACCGTCCACGCCCCGCCCCATCGAATAGCAACATCCATTTCGATGGCGGCGGCTTTCATGGCGTCGGCCAAGTCGTCATATAGGTTAAGTTCCCACGACGCCCTGGTGCCGATGTAGGCCATCAAATCCACTGCTTTGCCCTGAACGTGTTTGCTGTCCATGGTGTGACTGGCGCCCTTGTTGACCAACTCCCGCTGGCGCTCGACGGTTCGCAAACCCTCAATCACGGCAAAGTCGGTTTTGGTCAACTCGATGGCCCGCTTGACCACTCTGACCAACCGTTCGTCAACCCCTTCCAGGTTGCCCAGGGAACGCTGCGATAGCTTAAACGTCATTTGTCTTTAGTCACTACACCGATCAAGCCGGTGATAGCCAGGCCAGCAGAAATAATAGCTTCAGACAGGCCAGGCGCCATTGGGATGCCTAACGCGGTCAGAAACAGCGTGATGCCACGCCAAGTTGATGCTTCTTTCAGTCGGTCGAAAATGTAAGATTTCATGGTGTCCTCACTTATGCCACAGGCTCGTAAAATACCCAACTGCGCTTGATGCGGCTGAAACTAGCGCCATGCCAGCCCAAAAGCCGCCCCTTCCTTGGTTGGCCAATGCCACCAATTTTTCCAAATTGGATTCCATCTTATCCATTTTTTTTTCCATGTCATCGAACCGGCGCTCGTAGTCCTGTACCTTTTGCCACAGCACACCGTATTTGACTGGATCAATTTCTGGCACGGCCATTTCATTTCTTCCCTTCGCTAATGTCTTTTAGTGTGCTGCCCGCACCAGGCTCTAACGCTTGTTGCGCCCTGGTTTTGGCTTTTGATTCTTGCACTCGCTGGCGAACCATCGTGCCAACAGGAATGCCGCCCATAAATTTAAACCCAGCCACGTTGCCCATGGCTTCCGCACCACCCGCGGCCTTGTTTGCCAAGTACCCAACAAGGGTGTTGGAATTATTGATGTAATGGCCACGCGGCTGAAACTGCGTATATGCTGCCACATTCCCCAAAGTTTTCAAGCGTAACTGGTTTTCAGGGTCAAAAATTGCCCCAAAATTATTAACATCGTCCAGTTTTTTCAGCGCTTTATTGTAATTAGCCTGGCTAAAATTACCGCGGCCTTCAATAATTCCCGCCTTATCTGACAAGTGATTAATTGTTCCGGCTTTGATGTGCTGGTGCGCCAATGAATCACGGCCCAACGTATCAATCATCGTGTTGATGTTTTTGTTGACACCGTTAATGACAAACTTATCAAAATACTTGTCGGCGGGTACTGTATCTTCGACAGCAGCCCTATAAGCTGGGTCTTTTTTTAATGCGGAAAAACGTTCTCTGGCTAAAGTACGGGCTTGGTCAGCAATTGGTTTTAGTGCCGCGGTTTCGTTGGTCAGCGGCAGCTTATCCAATTCTTCAACCATCAACCGCGCTGCCTGGCGAATGTTGCCGTCTTTAGATTAGCAGACAAGCGGCTTAGATTACGACGCATCGCCAAATAGTTGTCAAACGTCATGCTGTCAAAGGCTTCGCTTAACGCTTTTAATTCTTTGTACTGCGAAATGCTTTGGCCGTCGGTTGTCAACAACTCAGTTTTTAACCTGTTATCAATATTTTTTAACAAGGTTTTAGAATCAACTGGCAATTCACCACCGGCGGCATCACGCAATTCTTTGTATTTAGCATCAATTACTGCGCTGCGTTCCTTATCCAACGCTTTGTATGCGTCAATAATTGCTTGGCTGGATTCAATTGTTTTGGTCGCATACACGTCAGGCGCGGCCAGTTCTCTAATTGCTGGGATGTTGTCGACCAATGCCTGGTTAGCTTCATTCTTTCGCATAGCAAGCTCTGGCTGCTTGCCGCGTAAATTAGCTTCCTCAGACAATAAAACAGGGTTGCCAGTGGCTTCGCCCTCAGTCAAACGCACAGGGATTGGCAGCGAATCACCTTCTAAGTGCCGCAGCACCACGGGCGTGTTGACCTTGTTTAAATCCATTTTGCCGTACAACGCTTGAAACTCAGGCGTGGCGGTCTGTAACGCTTGCTGGATGATGGTTGCGTCCGGCACACCGGCGGCGCCCACGCTGGCGCGACCAGGCTGGAATGGCGGCACATTCGCGGCACCAGGCTGCGGCGTTACTACGGGCGCGGGCTTGGGTTTGATTGTCCCTGGCGCGATAGCTTCCACCGTACCGGCCACGGCGCGTTGAACTGGCGCGGGCGTTACTTCACCCAGGGCGCCGACCACCTTGCCGCCAGCTTGTTTTACCGCTTCGCCAGCGTAGCCAACCTCGCGGCCAATAACTTGACCAACCTTGGTTTGCCTTAAACCAGGTGCGCCAGCCAAAACCGTGTTTATCATGTTTTCGGCATCGGCTTTGGGGATGCCTAGTTTTTGACTAATCCAATCTGCGCCTTTGTTTATGTTTTCACTGACAAACTGCATAAACTGTTGGCTTGCTTCACCTTTATACGCGGGCGATTCAGTTACGCCCAAGGCCTCACCTACGGGGCGCTGGTACGGCTCGACAAATTGTTTATACGTGGCGGCGCGGCCACGTTCAGCGCGGCCAGGCTCAACTAATCCAAGCGCTTCACCAGCGCGAAGGCCCGCATAACCTGTTTCGGCCACAACCATGCCTGGCAGCGATTGAATGCCGCCAATTACCGTGTCGGCCAGCCCCGCAACGCCAGCTTTCACATCGCCAAAAAACGAACTAGCCTTAGTGGCCACTTTGCCTTTTTTGGGCGGCTCTTTGATTGCTGTATCGACCGCTGCGTTAATCGCTTCGGGATTCATCAGCTTGTCGATGTTTTCAATGCCTGTATCGTCGGATGATGCGCTCACCACTACTTCGGGCAATGATGGTAATTCGGCGGCCCCTGGTTGTGTTGTAGTCGCAGCTTTGGTCGGCGGCTTGGTCATCAACACCGCATGAA